TTCGAATACGTTGACCGAAAAGATATAGACTTCTTTGCTGAATTGGAAAAAACTTACCGCAACGAAGCGGTAAGGCTTCAAAAGTCATTGTTCGACTTTTATACAAAGTACGCTGAAGATCACGAACTCACTTACCAAGACGCAACGAAGCGCCTTCGAGGTGAGGATCTTAGCGACTATGTGGATAATGCGACGCTATACCGCGAGCAGGCCGAAAAGGATCCAGAGTTATTAAGACGATTAAACCAACAATACGCGTCAGCTCGAGCGATCAGAATTGAGGCTTTACAACTGGAAGCTATCCACAGGCTCGGAGTGCTCACAGGAGCGCTTCATAAGAGCTTCGAGAGGTATTTATTCAACGTCGCAGAATACGCGTACAGAAAGGCTATGGGAGGCCGTACAGGCGCGGTCAATCGTCCAGCGTTTGAAGAGATTATCAAGACGCCCTTTAATGGTCGGAATTATTCCGAGCAACTTTGGGGGAATACGGACAGCCTCGCGCAAAAGTTGAAAGAAGTATTCAAACAAGGCTTCATACGTGGAGATAGCCCGCAAGATATGGCCCGCGAGATTCGAAAAGAATTCAACGTGGCACGTTCACGAGCTGAAACGCTAGTCCGTACGGACGCGACGGCCGTCATAAATCGGGCCACTATTAAGCGCTATCAGAAAGCTGGTCTTGAATACTATCGAATCTTGGTCGTGCTAGACGATCGGACAACTCAAATATGCCGGCGAATCGCGCAGGAAGACAAACTCTATAAACTCGAGGACGCGCAAGTCGGGGTGAATATGCCCCCGTTTCATTACAATTGCCGGTCTACGATCATGCCGGACGCGGGAGAGATAGACGAAGAGCCAAGAGAAAGCCTAAAAAACGATAGCGACGAATCAGAAGCGCTTTTTAGGAATAAAGATTCGAATAAGCAGCAATCGATGAATTTTTAGAAGGAGTCAGAAAATGAAATATAGAAAGAAACCTGTTGTAATTGAGGCGATTCAGTTCGTAGATACTGAAGAATCAATTTTAAAGTTGTCAGAATTAGGATTAGATCCAGTACGAATTGATTATGCTGATTTAGATAATCCAATTTTAAAAATAGAAACACTTGAAGGGGTGATGATTGCGACTGAAGGTGATTACATTATCAAGGGTGTGCAAGGCGAATTTTATCCATGTAAACCTGATATTTTTGCAGAAACTTACGAAGAACTAGAGTATCTGAATATTTTAGATAGTATCTAGGTACTTTTTTATGCTCAAAATAAGAAAAGGGAATGATGATAAACATCTGGGATATAGTATCTTACACAGCAGGGCTTTTCTGCTTTGCTTTTCTGGTGGTGGTAGGTTGGGCCGTACTCGCTGGAATGATCGAAGGTATCATAAATAGCATTAAACAGTCACAAAGTGACAAGGACGATTGATCGGAGGTGATCCGGTATCTTGACAAGCGGGAATAGACCGCTATAAAT